TGGAAGTCCGATGAGGCTAGGAGCTCCTCTAACGAGAGTGTGGTATAGACGATCGGTGTGGTTGGATCGAGTGATGTCGGTAGTGCCGAGATCCCATAGGATGTTTTGAGCCAGCCTTCGATCATGATCTAGCTGCCCTTCATACTCCAGATGAGTGCCTTTAGCCCACTTTGACTGGCTCTGCATATCAAGCTCATCGCCTGTGTTTAGGACTAAATCGAATTTCTCGCGCTTTACTAACTTAATAAGATTCTTAACGGCTTGCTCATGATGAAAGGGAATCTGTAGATCCGAGATCACCAGGTATCTGCGTTTAGTCATCATCCTCATCTTCGTAATCGCCGAACTTCTCTGGCTCGACTGGATCAGGTAAGATCCAACGCGGATAAGAGGGAACATCTGTAATCATGAACAGCGCAATGCCTTCAGTAAATCCTGCTTTGCGTAATGATTTCCAGTACTCATGCAACCCAATGCAATAAGCATCGAGCTTTGAGTAACCTTGTTCCTCTAACGCCTTAGTTGCTTTTCTTGCCATAGCACAATGCTACCTGTCAAGCAAGATGTTATAGATCTCATCGACTCGCGTGTTGAGTCTTTTGATCTCAGACAACAGGTGGGTGATTACATAGCCAGACAAGCCACCAAGAGCTGCGATGGTGGCAAGGTACAGCGTGAAGAAGTCGGACTGTGTCACTTCTTGATGCCCATAGAAGGATCATTAGGTGAAAGGTAACGAAGCACCGGTGGAAGGATTGATGCGATACCTGCTGCGATAAGAGCCTGTGGATCTGTGACCCCTGCTGCATACATTGAGATTGCTGCTACTAAGAAGGCTCTAGCCCAAGATCCTGCTGCTGTCTTTAGTTCATTCATTAGATGCTCCTAACATAGGTACTTGAAAAAAAGCCCCATCATTGTCAGCTTCTTTCTTAAAGCTAACATGCATGTGCTTAGTGTGTTTGTTAGCCCCTGTGTAATTGCGCCACTTCCAGTTAAGGATGTGCGAACAGATTCGTCCATCGTAAATGATGTAACTAATACGCTTGTCTGCTTTTGACTTGGACAAGGTGCGAAGCTGATCAGCAAGATCTCCCATGATGTCGGGCTTGCCACTTTTGTGGAGATCTTTGTCCACATCAATGGCACGAACCCAGCCCTGCTCATCAGGATTATGATCTGACTTGCGAGCAGCATGTCGGGTATCACCGATCCAACCATCCGATGTGCGGTCACGATCTGGGAACGAGTCATCGATCTGCTCCCTTAACTGTGATGCAGCTTTAGAAAGTTTTGGTTTCATGGTGCAACAGGAAACTCCACTGCATCTGCTAACCCACCTTGAGCGGGTAAATCACGCAATGCTTGGCGATAAGTTGCCCACGCTGTTTTATCGACTGGAGAGTCTATTAACTGTGTCCAGTCTGTGCGATTAAGTTCGGCATTGCGCCAGAGTTTAATCTGTTCCCACTTTTGTTCATTTGTGGCATCTGGAAAAATTGGATTAAACATGAATGTCATTTTATGCCGCCTCGTATGTTGCTTTGATTGAAAAAATATCATTTGTAGCCCAAGTAAATGGAATTGTTGGTGTGATCAAAACATAATTTGCATAACTGCCGCTAGCGCCCACTGCAAAAAGTCTTAAACTATCGTTAAAAGGATTACCAGCTGCACCTACATACTCGCCTGTTCCTGCATCTTGCAATGTGACATTTGCTTGAACAGAAGTTGTCATAGCTGCATTTACTGGCAAAAGAATGTATGGATCCGTACCCATTGATGAAGTTGAACCTAAAGTAACTTTTATTTCAACAAGTACAACTTTTCCAATTTGCAGATAACGACCGACTGCCGTTCCATTGCCTAAAGTAAAATTGACAAATGTTGGTGTATAAGTCGTATAAGTACCAGCCCACTCTAAGCCCGTCGCCGCGCCCGAATTAGCTCGCAAAAATAAATTATTTGCGCCTACTGCTAGGCGAGCAGGTGTGTCGTTAGCAGTAGCTGCGCGCCTAGACCCTCGATGGCAGTTGCGCCATCCTTGACTAGGTCGGTACTGGTCGGTACAGGCCAGCCGAAGTTAGGTGTTGTGGTTGCCATTAGGTTAGAGCTCCGATCGCTTTAGACCACTGTAGTGTACCATTTACGCCACTCCAGATGGTGTTAGTTGGAAGTACTGTTGCCCATGTCGGGGCTATGAGTGAGAAGTCTGTAGGTGAGACATAGATAGTCGCATCAACAAAAGTTGGTGTGGCTCTCATAGAGATACCCTCTACAAAGCCTGAGAAGTACCCCTCGAACATGTTAAAGGGTAGGTTAGTGATAACTACTGGCTCGCCAAAGAATAGATTAATTAGGTCATCTCTAAGCGCATTTGGCATAAGAGGATTGTCAAGTCTGAAAGTAATCTGGTCGAGCTGAGTTCTAGGCGTTGAGCGCAGGGCTAGATCGCGCTCGATGATGTCCTCGATATCTGCCAGAAAGCGGATGTTGGAATCAAATGTTCTTTGGTAGCGACCATAGGTAGTGATAGAAGTATCGTCTGTGGCTGAATATGTGCTGCCGTAGTCATTGCCATAGCGCACGATCTCGCTGTTACGGATCTTGCCAATCTGAAGGATTGACTTAACGCTCGCAGGGGATGCGTAATTGCCATCTAACTGGGTTGAGCCATTAGCTGCTAAGTAGTTACTTCTATGATCCGCATCTGCATAGGCTATGCGCCCTTGCTTGTCCTCGTAAAGCGTTCCAAGTGCGCTGTCTGCTATCTGCTGGACTAAGGTCTGAGTGTTGCGATCAGCAGCTGAAAGATTGTCCATCTGGTAAAGACCAGTATCGATCTCACCTAATCCCACATTCTCAGCATTAGCCCATGTAGTAGTGGGATCGTAATTGACCCATTGAAGGGCAGGTGCTACTTCTATCCACTCATTGACTAGCAGTTCCTCTAAGATGATAGCGATCTGCTCGCCATCTAGATTGTGTGCCACAGAATCTGTGTAGATTGCTTTAGGTAGTTTAGCCAGAGCACCGACTGCAAGTATCGTTCCAAGAGTGACATACCCTGATTCCTCTGGACTTCTGACTGAGGTTGAAAAGTCTGAGACTGTGCCACCAAATACAGGCACATAAGTGCCACCGCTATCTTTAAGCTCTAAAGTCAGGGAATCTGTAACATCAATGTCAAAGAGGGCATTGGTTGAGTTAATAATGTCCATGCGAGCATAACCTGCTTGGCATTGACGATCTATATCGATGCGCCCCGTGGTTACATTAACACCAGTGACATTTGTATAAACATTAGTCCCTACAGTAATGCGCCATTCTGGAAGCCATGTCATAGAGCTAGAAGTCCTGTTGCACTCGTACCTCGCTGGTAAGACTGGCGGATAACATCTTCAACAGCACGAGAGATGGCTTCTGGATCACCAATGCCAGCCTGAATTGTAATGTTATAAGCATTAGCAGCCTGTGCTGCATAGCGTGAACCGCTAACCGCACCTGATACACCTGCTCCACCTGCTAGACCCTGCAATAGTGATGAGCGAGCAATGCTTTCTAAATCAATGGTAGAAGCCATCTGACTTGCTGCCGATGCGTTCTCTATGTCTAGCAAGTCTGCAAAAGCATTAGCACGAGCTGTGGCTGCTTCTGCATATTCAAGGATAGCCTCAATAGATCCGCCCACAGTGGAAATAGGCGCAATATAATCCCCTGCTGGAATGCCAGAGCCTAGAGATGCGCTTGTAGGAACTTTAGCATTAGACAATAAGTTAATCTGAGCAAGAAGTCTTAATGCTTCTTCAAGGTTACTAATGTTAATAAGATCTTTAGGCTTTAGGCTTTCAAGGATTGATTTAATATCCTGAAGTTTTATGCCTTGCATACCTAGTGCTCCAAGCACCTTGAGATCTGCATTTAGTTTAGCCGTGGCAGCAACAATGGCTGCTTCATCTTTAGCAGCAATAGCATCTTCTAGGGCAAGGATTGACTGCTTTACATTGAGTCGAGCAGTGTCATTGGCAATCTGCAATAGTTGAGATGATGTAGTTGCTTTTCCTAGTTGCTCAGCCTGATTAGTAAGAGCTGCCGCAATCTGGATCTTGTCCATGTCAAAGACTTCTTCACCCTTGAGAAGGGCAAGATTAGCCTTATCGATGGCTTGCTGGAGTTTCTTGTCCTTAGTGATCTTGGCTTGAGCTGCTGCCTGCTGCTGTGTTAGCCGAGTAATCTGCGCTTGTTGTCTAATTTGGACTTGACCTGAGATAGACATTGGTGTGCTAAAAGGTCTTGGTTCTTGCTTGAACTTCTCGAATGCATTTAACAATGTGACAATGCCTAATGGATCACCAACAGTTTTACTTAGCACAGATGATAAAAGTCCACCAACAAGAGGTATATTCTTTAATTCATCTACAAAGTAAGCTGCACCGATAGTGGCGTTTTGTAATTTAATGCCAAGCTTCCTTGCTCACCATTAAGAATGTTTAGGGCTTCGATTAAACCGACACCGATAGATTCCTTAAAGTTCTCAGTGGCAACTGCCAGTTTATCCATCGAACCTTGATAACTGTTTGCTGCTGCTGTTGCTGATCCGGCAAAGGTTGCAGATAACTGGTCGGTGATTTCCTTGAAAGATTTGCTCTTAAGATCTGCCTTTGAGATACCTACGCCCAAGCGAGAAAGAGCTGTGTTATTTCCTAAGAAAGCACGACTCAAGGCTTTTGTAACTGAGTTTAAGTCCAAAGAATTGGCGGCACTTACATCTAAGGCAATGCCCATCAAGCGTTGAGCCTCAGCTGAGTCGCGTGTGGCGACCGCCAAAGTCTGATAACTCGGACGAAGAAGATCATCCACAATGCCGAACTCGCTCTGAAGTCTCTGGATGTAAGCTTCAGAAGTTGCTGCATCTCTACCAAGCCCGACATTCTTAAGGGCTAGGGCTAATTGTTGCTGAGCCTTCTGATCGGCTGCTGCTGCTTTAACGGCAGCCTTGCTATAAGCAAGGACAGCAGTTGCTCCAAATGTCAGACCAAAAGTAGCTGCTAATTTCTTTACATTTTTACTAAGTTTATCTGTAGCAGTATCTGCTTGCTTAAACGCTTTATTGCCTGTGAACTCCGCTGCAATATCAATCATTACATTAGCCATGATTTACACCTTTGCTCTCGCGTTTAGTTTGTTAGCTGCGCCCTTAATTGCTGCCAAAACTGCTTCTCTAGCTTTGCCGTTATTCTCCTCGTATGCACGGAATAAGGCACGACCTTCCATCTTTTGATCGCCCTTCATCTGTGAGCCATACTTGTTGTTCTGATTCTGTACAAAGCGACTGCTCGGGGTCTTACGCCCCATAGTCTCGTAAATTGCTCCAGCTGCACTCTTATTAAATACGCGAGCAAGGGATCTAAAGCCTCTGCGATTGGGCTTGGATGGTGAAGTTTTATAACCAACGCCAGCCTTAACTATGCGAGCATTGTAACTAGGAAATCTAGCTTGAGAGTTTTCTCTTGCAAGCCATCCGCTTAGCACTTGACCATCATCAGGGAAATAGCCTTTAGCCGTTTTAGTAATAGGCTTAAGAGCCCCAGCGATTTCCTTCTGGGTTTCCTTAGCAAGATCTGGAGCGAACGCACGGAGAGCCTTGCGAAGTTTAACGCCGCCCTTTACGCTTGCTGGCATCGCTCACCTCTTTCGCTTCATCCTTGAGCCCTTGCACTAATGCATCGAGCATTGTCTTATCTAGATCTAACAACTGCTGTGGCGCGATTCCCAATCTAATGCTTAGCCTAGCGATTAGATAGGTGAACGGAAGATCGCGCTTTAAGCTAAAGGGTCAGAGTCTAATACCTCAACACTCTTAAGTGTCTCGATAAACTCAATCCCGAAAGGCTTAACAGATTCACCTGCTCTGCGTGTTACTTCCCATGCTAACCAATAAACATCGCTCTGCTTTTCTTCATCGCGGAACGCCTTATGGAAGCCCTTTTTAGCGTATTGCTCAAATGAGTACTCCACTGCGGGAGTGATCTCGCCTTCCAATACGCTTCCATCTGTGCGAACTATCTTTAGTTTTGCCATGAGTTTGCCCCTTTATTGTTTGTTTAGAATGTGCCTGTGCTGGCTACTGCAACTGTTGAGTTAGCAGTAAATGTGATCGACTGTGTAGACATATCGCCAACAGCACCATTGATGTCTGTTGTGTTGTTCACTAGAAGTGAGACAGTGTATAGAGGGTTAGTCGCTGAAACGGCTGTTCCCTTTTCCTGTAGGAATACACATGTGACTGTTGTACCCCATGCAGCTTGTAGTGTTGCCAATACATTTGCTGATGCTGTGTCATTTAGGAAGTCGATTGTTACAGATGATGCTTCCAAGCCCTTAACGAACTTGTGTGCTGTGTCACCCATTGCAGTAACTTCTAGTTCATCGAATGTGCGGTTAAGAGTAATTGATGTGACATGGTCTGAAAGATCAACGGAGTTAATCTTCACACCGACTTTGTTATTTAGAAATACAGCCATGAGATTATTCCTCGTCTTTCTTGGTAGGTGCTGGCTT